GACGCAAAGTCAGCGATGCGGGTCGTCAACTCGTCCGTCACCTCAACAACAGAACGTTCAGAACCAGCGATCTGTTGTGTGAATCCAGAGAACTGCACAGCGAACGCATTGAACTCACGTGCCGACAAACCAACCGCTGTAGCAGCGTTTTCACCCAACGCCAAAATTCCTGCAGACGCGTCACCGAACGTGACGTTGACAGCGTTGATTGATTCACCCAAATCGGATGCGGCAGACACAGCCGATTTCGCAAAGTTGATGACCTCACGTGTGGCGAATGCTGCACCAACAGTTTTCGCCAGATTTTTCATCTGGCCAGACAACCCCTCGGCGGCCTTCTGTGCTTCCTCAAAACCCTTCGGGTTGAACTCCCCGAGGATCTGTATTCTCACACCGCCGCGTGCCATCAGATGTTCTCCAACTTCCTGTTCGTGTCAGCCACAACAGTACCAATGACACGTTGGAACTCGGAAACCACAGCAGGTCTACCAGCAACAATCGCCGGGAACACTGACCGTGAATATCTAGAACCTTTCAACGAACCCAACCGTGGCAAATTATTGATGAACGCCACACCTCGACCAGTGCGCCCACGTGCATCAACATATTCACCGTTACGCCCAGCCCAATCAAACAATGCGCCAGCCGGGTTCGTTTGCCGGAACTCCATCACCGGCCATGTATGTGTCTGCTTGATATATCGTCCACCGGCACCAATCTTGAAACCACGAACCACAGCGGCAGTGTTCCAACCCAACCGGCCACCACGACCCCAGTTACGCATTGGCCGATCCCCGTAACGCAACGATGAATTCACAATCTGGACCGCATGACTGATGATCGGATCACCAGCCTTCCGAATATCACGCTGCGTACGCCTCACCGTTTCCGGTTCAAACTGGCGTAACAGACGATTGAACTCTCGGACACCGGTCACCACATAAGCACCATGCTTGAACTCCATCATCGCTGTTTCTCCCGGTCTTTCGCCTGTTGTTTCAACACGTCGATCATCATGTCAATCATGCCATCTGGAGCATCCATGAGATCGTTAGGGGCGATACCGGTCACCACCGACAATTGAGCAATGGTGTATGTCAGGCTGTTTCGTCTAAAGGGATTTTGTCTGCCTCAATCTCAACAGCGGCAATCCCATCCAACCATGAGTCAAACGGTTTCACCGTCACACCTGACGACTTCTCCGCTTCCCAACCCAACCAGTACACGTGTTCCTGTTTCTGTTCTTTTGTGAACGCGTTGGATAACCCGGTTTTGAAATTGCGTTCAAACGCAACAATGGTTTTGGGACGGATCGGATAAACGTCCTGTGTGCCATCGTCACGGATGACACGCACCTTCCATGTGATCATGGGCAGTTACCTTTCGGTCAGTGGATCAACTGGTTGCGGTAGCGATAGCACCCGAGATCGGCCATGTGACCGAAGCGGATGCGAGATCACCGACAGCACCGTTCAACAACGGCCATTCGGTGACGAGAATCGTCGCAGAGAACACCGGGTTGGTGGCAGACGTAGTGTCGTTCACCGGCTTCACCGACACCGTGGACGTGGCACCAATCAGAGGGGCAATCGTGGCATGCACCTCACCGGCAGCGAAATCCTCATGGAAGTCGAGCGAAATGTTGTGATCACCGAGACCGGCGATACGGGTCACAGCGGAATCACCGAACGCCGTGGTCGCCACCTCAGCATACGATTCCGTGATGGTCACTGACGCAATGTGGTCGGACAGATCGACACCACCAACGGTGACAACCGGGTTCGTCAACACAAACTTACTCATCGCTCATCTCCTCATCGAGATTATCTGTATCTGCGACCTTCACCGCAGATGGTTTCCGATCTTTGACAGGTTCGATGTGACCTGCCGACATCAAGTGTGCCACATCGCCACCCGCCAAATCTGCAACGTCAACAACGTCACCCGGCTGATGGCCACACACCATGTGTGGACCACAAACACGATACTTGCTCATGCGTGAATCCTACAACGAAAATCGACGGACAGATAGGATGCCTCACCCTGTTGGATGATCTGAATGTTCTCGGCTCGTTCCACCAACAACGTCTGCACACGGCCACCCAATGTCCGGTCACCTTCAATGGCGGCACGCACCGAACGATCACCAGAATATGACATGAACTGGTACAACGCTTTCTGGTTCTGCCGTTCCGCTGTGCGACCAACAACCACCGTCACCGTGTACAAACATTCAACGTTGCCACCTGCGAATCCTTGCCAATAGTCAATGGTTTCTGGCATCACGAACGCGCACGGTGGAGCGAACACGTCCGGTACATGATCGTAGGCACGTAACCCTTTGACAGTGGCTAGACGTTCAACTAGCCCGTCAGCGATCTCAATGAGTGTTGCCGCCATCAACTCACCAACACCGATTCATGCCGGTACGGTGAAAGCAACGCAATGGCGACCGGGTGCAATGCTTGACGTAGCCGCATGATCCCAATGTCACCGAACCCGGCGATACCCAATGGTGCCTCAGCGGACTTGTACAACGATGTTGCCTGTATCTGTGCAGCCTGCACCACAGCGGACGGCAAATAGTTGACGTTGGTTGCGTCGGTGGTTGCCCAACCCCAACGTGCCGTCACCTCAACCAATGCCCGCCCATAATCGAACGGGAACTCACGTGACTCCACGGCACGGATCTTCGTGTATGGCCAATCCTGTCCACCCAATTTCCCGTTCAACGGTTCCAACTGGTAATCAGTGCTAGCCCACGTCGTTTCGAATATGCCGTCATCATCCTCATCGGTTTTGACGACAAGATCAGTGGTGGTTGACACGTCATCAATCATCGTGACCCACGGTGTTGACGCAACAAACACCCGTGCCGTAGCGGTCGTGTCAGCAATGAATTGGCGATCACAATGGGCTTGAATCATGGAGGTTGCAGCATCACACGCCATGATCAACCGTGCATCATCTTCACTGTCAGTGTAGGTGATACCCAACACTGATTTCAACGACTCAGGTTCAATCAAACGGGTCACAGCCATCACAACACCTCAACCGTCCATCATACGTCACGGGATGCTAACAGGACTTGATATGGGCCAACCTGCCTGTGATCAACCATCGTCCACCCGGCATCAGTGAACAACGCCGCATAGCCGTCACCGTCCCACGCCCACAAATGGAACTCGTAATGGTTCCGGTCAGTTTCGTTGATCGGTGACGACGCCACCACAAACCGCACTGACTCCGGGATGTTCGCAACGAATCCGTGAGGGTCAACCAAATGTTCCAACATTTCGGTGACCACAACCACATCACCCCACCGCACCTCGCCTGCGAGAACGTCACCCAACTCGACGTTCACGCCACGTTCGGCGGCACCCTCAATGTTGGACGGTTGCAGATCGTAACCCCATTTCGATTCGTTCGGGATCGCATCCATCAACTGCAACAACCCGCCATCACCGGCACCCATATCGGACACTGTGAACCCGTCCTGCCAGATCGAACCGATCATTGCCGCAGCCATCACCAGACGTGGCCTGTGTGCCCTCTGATCGACGTGTGGTGCCCGATCACGTTCCGCATACCACTCAGCGGTTGCATACTCCGGCACAGTGCCCTCAGGAAACAAACGCCACTCCATCACACAACCCCTCGCAACGCCATCTGCACACCCTCACGCAAATCAATCTCCGGTTCATACACCTTACGCATCTCGGTCACATCAGCAACCCGGAAATGGCAACCAACCGGACGGTCACCCAAATGACGGATCGCACCCCGATACCCTGCCTCGACCATCACCAACTCTGCCAACTCGTTGAACGACGTGGCAACACCAGTGCCTAGATTCAACGGTTGCTGATAGTCCTGTTCGATCGCGGCAAACACGGCACGCACCACATCCCGAATGTGGATGAAATCACGGACCTGTGTGCCGTCACCCCACACATCAAACGGATCATCCTTCCGTAGACCTCTAGCGATGAACGACGGGAACGGGTAATCCAAATCTTGATCTGTGCCGTAACCGGAGAACGGTCGGAACACGTGAACCGGGATACCTGCATCACGCACATAGTCGGCCAACACCTCACCCGTGAGTTTCACCCAACCGTACGTTGCGTCCGGTGTCGCCACATGCGCAAGGTTGATATCAGATTCAGCCAACCGCCATTCCGACCCGTGAACCTGTAGGAACGTCGGATACGCAGCAGACGACGAGAAGTAGACGACACGTCCCGGCTGGGTGCGCATCACCCACTGCCAGAAATCTGCGTCAATTGCCAGATCGGTCGCCACCTCAATCGGTGCACCCTCAATCTTCATTCGGCCACCAACAATCGCAGCCAAATGAATCACCAAATCAAACCGGTCGTTGTGCCACTTGAACCACTCACGACAATCCGAACCCGATTTGATATCAACACCGGTGACCTCAGCGAACCCCGGCAACTGTCGTCGGAACTCTCGACCCACAAACCCTTCGTCACCTGTGATCAACACCTTCACGACAACACCTCACGGATACGGGCAACATCCGTATCAAGTCGATCAACCACATACTGTTGGAACGTGGCGTGATCCTGTTTGTAGATCGTCGGATGGTTCGTCGCCTTATATGTTTCATCCCAGTCACCTTTGTGGGCCACCGGGTGCATGTGTTCAATGATCACATCTGGCAGATAGGTGAGCGTGTTCAACCGGCGACCCAACTCCAACCAGAAATTGTCAAGGTACATGTGGCGCAGTTCGGGTGGGGCGAACCATCCCAACGTGCGCACAATCCGTGTATCCATGAACACCTGTGTCGGCAACTTGTGTTGTTGAAACAGATCGTTGCCATACACCACAGCACCCGGTGTTGCACGTAACTCGGTCAACAACCATTGATCCCACCTATCGGTGCGTGGACGATGGTCGTCACCCATGAACCCGAGGAAATCAAACCGGTCACGGAAATAGTAAGCGCATGCGTTCAACGCACGATTCATCGAACCCAAATCGTCATTCGTGAACACCGTCACCCCATCCAACTGGGCCAACTCGATATAGGCACCCAACTCCGGATCATCACGATCCACAGCAAAAATGAGATGGGTGTCCTCACCACACGTTTCATCAAACGATGCAATCAACTCTTGACACGCTGCAACGCGTCCACGGGTCGGAACAATCACCGCCAACTCACTCATCATTCAACCTCCCCAACCTGTCATAGATCCGTTCATCCAACCACACATGCTTATAGTGCGTCGTCTTCACACCAGTGTGCACATGGATCGGGATTTCCAACGCGTTCGCCCGGATACACAACGACAAATCCTCACTGATCCACTGGTTCGCAGTCTGATTGAACACCGGCGAATACCATGACGGTCCATACTCGGCTTCAATCTTCTGGAACACAGATTTGTGAATCAGAATGAACGCCGACCCGGTAGCAGCAACCTGAGTCAACTGGTCACGTGGATAATCCATATCCACCTTAAACCCCTTCACATTCTCACGTTCCTGCCAATGGAACACCGTCGGCGCAGGTTGCACCAGATAGCCGCCGACACCATCCACACCGATCTCACGCATCATGAAACACAAACCACCAACAACCGGTGCCTTCACCGGATCAGCCTCGGCCATCAACCGGTCAAGCGCATTCGCTTCAAAACCCATGTCGGTGTCAACCCAAAACAACCAGTCAACGTGTGACATCTGGAGGAACTGGCGCACCGTGTCGTTACGTGCCGCAGTGATACCACCAGTCCCATATTTGGTTGCCATCCAACCGCCACCGATCACACGTTGATTGTTCGCCACATCGTGAGCGACCAACGCCATCATTGACTGATGCCAACTGTGCGTCACCTCGGCACCATGCACATAGGCGATAGCAACCTTGTCAGGTGATTTCGGACGGGACGGCAACGGCTGACCTTTCGCCTTGCCACGTGCCATCAGTCGTCAACCTTTTTGCGTGGCCGACCTCGACGCACCTCACCCGGTGCCCGAGTAGCAGACTCAACAACGGTTCCACCGTCATCTAATGGTCTGAACAGATCGGGTCGGAACCTGACGAACGGATCGTCAGCGGACCACACCACACCTTCCTGCAACCGGACACGGACACCACGTTGATCTGCGGTGACCAACGTGCCGATAGCGACAACATGTTTCGACATGGGCAGTACTCCTCACTATTCGGGCAGTTGTTGGGCAGATGCCCGGTTCATCGTGACTGCCCACACGATGAACCGGGCGAACACATGACGACCAGATATTACGCCACAAATGATAATGCCCGGTGGATTGCTCCACCGGGCATCTATGAGTTATGGATGCAGACGATCACCGGA